TAGCGGTAACGAAACTCACACAGGGACTGGTGCGCGTATTCTTGGTGACTTTACCAATGCTACGATCACAAACCGTTTGGCTTTTCAGACAAGCACGACTAACGGCACAACGGGCATTTATGCTCTTCCTAATGGCACATCCACGGCTGCTTCTTGGCAAGCGACCAATGCCGCTGACCCAACCAACGCATCCAAGATTTTAATTGCGACGAACGGCTCCACAGACGTTCAGTTGGTGTCGGGCATTAATGGCACGGGTACGTATTTGCCGCTATCGTTTTACACGAACGGTTCTGGTCAATTTGCCATCAATACGTCGGGCGCTTGGGGTATTGGCTCTGTTGCGGCCTCTACAGTTAGTTACGGTACATCCGGTCAGGCATTTATTTCCGGTGGATCGTCTGCTCAACCTTCATGGGGGGCCCTTGGAATTGCGGGCGGCGGAACAGGGCTCACGTCCACGCCTGCAAACGGCGCGTTGGATATTGGTAATGGTACTGGATTTACCCGTACAACTTTAACCCAAGGCACTGGTATAACAATTACCAATGGGTCCGGTTCAATTACAGTTGCAAATTCTGGCGTAACTTCTTTTTCAGGAGGATCTACTGGTCTAACGCCAAACACGGCAACTACTGGCGCAATTTCTTTGGCCGGAACCCTTGCAACGGGTTATGGTGGAACTGGCCTTACTTCTTTCACATCAGGCGGAGCCGTATATGCCACTTCGTCGTCTGCTTTAACAACAGGAACGCTACCAGTTGCATCAGGTGGAACAGGATTAACTTCAACACCATCCAATGGGCAAATAGATATTGGTAACGGTACCGGATTTACCCGAACAACGCTTACTGCGGGAACAAATATAACAATTACAAACAGTTCAGGTTCAATTACAATTGCTGCAACTGGGGGTAGTGGTGGGGTAGGATTGACATGGCAACCCGCTCAAACCTCAAATTTTACAGCGTCGGCAGGTAATGGTTATCCAGTTAATACAACTTCTGGCACTATAACTGTTACTTTGCCATCATCTCCAAGTGCGGGAAATCAAGTTTCAGTTGTTGATTATGCAGGGACTTCCGCAACCAATAATATTATCGTTAATCCAAATGGTAGCAAAATTAATAGCGTTTCTGGAAATGCAAAAATTCAAACAGCATATGCTGCATTAAATTTTGTTTATATTGATTCAACATCAGGTTGGTTAGTTTACAGTAGTTTTGCTCAACAATTTACAGGAACAACTTATTCTATTACTTATCTTGCTGTTGCAGGCGGCGGAGGCGGCGGCGGAAAAAATGCTGGCGGTGGCGGCGGTGCAGGTGGATTATTAACAAATTCATTTACCGGAATAGCAGGCACAACCTATACAATAACAGTGGGCGGCGGTGGAGCTAATTCTGGCGGCACTATTCAAACAAGAGGCGGTAATGGTTCTAATTCTTCTATAAGCGGAACAAACATTACGACTATAACTGCTTCGGGCGGGGGCGGAGGTGGTTACGGTGTAGGCAATGGAGGTCGTGCTGTTTCAGGTAGCTCAGGCGGGTCTGGCGGTGGCGGCGGCGGTGACGATACTGGCGGTCCATACTCGGGAGGTTCTGGAACATCAGGACAAGGGAATGCTGGTGGTAACGGTGTTTCCCCCGGAGCAAACGCGGGCGGCGGCGGCGGCGCAGGTGCGGCTGGTGCAAACGGTATCGCTAACAGCAATGGTGGTGCGGGTGGCGTTGGTTTATCAAACTCAATTACCGGGTCTGTTGTTTACTATGCTGGTGGCGGTGGCGGTGGCGCTAACTCTTCTGCAGGCGCTGGTGGTAATGGCGGCGGTGGAGCGGGCGCTGCAGGAAATCCTCCCGGATCGGGGACGGCAGGAACTGCCAATACAGGCGGCGGCGGTGGTGGCGCGGGCGGCTTCGAAACAACCAATCCTTCTGGCGCGGGGGGTTCTGGTGTTGTAATCTTGTCTATTCCGACTGCATTGTATAGCGGCACAACTACCGGATCACCGACTGTTACGACAAACGGATCAAACACAATTTTGAAATTCACGACATCGGGGACTTATACAGCATGAGCCACTTTGCAAAGGTCGTTGACGGAAAAGTTGTTCAGGTCATTGTCGCAGAACCTGATTTTTTCACGCATTTTGTTGACTCGTCACCGGGTCAATGGATTCAAACGTCATACAATACACGTGGTGGTATTCATTATGGTCAGGATGGTAAACCTGATGGTGGGGTTGCTTTGCGCGGAAATTATGCTGGCATTGGAGATATTTATGACGCAGCACATGATGTTTTTTATGCTCCTCAACCATATCCATCTTGGACATTAAATCAAACCACATGGATTTGGGATTCTCCGGTTCCTTATCCAGAAGGGCAAGACGAGTATTCTTGGGACGAAAACAATAAAACTTGGGTGGCTGTATCATGATTTTAGACTGGCAACAAATCGTCAACCTAATCATTACGGCGGCGTTCGGCGTAGTCGGTTATCTATATGCCCAATTAGTTGCGGAAGCCAAAAAAGACCGTGAAATGATCAATGATCTACGGGTAGCGTTGCCGACCAAGTACGTTAGCAAAGATGATTTGATGTCGCATTTAAACCGAATTGAGAGTATGCTTACCAAGATTTTTGACCGTTTAGAGCAGAAGGTGGATAAACCATGAGCACTACGACAAACCTCGCCTTAAACGAGCCAGCGTATAATAGCACGTCCCCCACATGGGATCAGCCGCTCAACTACAATTCTACCATCCTTGACCAAATGTTTGGCAATACTACTGGTGTTTCTGTTAACACAAGCGGGGCGCCAACTTATACGAATATTGCCGCACCAAGTGCTACGGCGGCAGGGTCCACGTCTCAGGCTATGCGGTTTAACCTTACGGGTGCATTAGCCGCCAACCAGACCGTTCTTTTGCCGCAGGGCGTGGCGGGAATGTGGATTGTCACTAACAGCACATCAGGCGCTTATACTATTACGTTTGGTTCCAATAATGGCAGCAACGTGGCGGCAGGGACAACTGTAATTCTTCCTCAAAGTTATAGTAGCTTAGTTTATTGTGACGGAACCAATGTAAAATTGGCAAATGACGGGCTTTTAGCGGGCGGTTTGGTTTCTTCATTCAGCGCGGGATCAACTGGATTAACTCCATCCACCGCTTCAACAGGGGCGGTCACTTTAGCAGGTACTTTAAGCGTCGGCTATGGCGGTACAGGAATAACTACTACACCATCCAATGGTGCTTTATTGATTGGCAATGGTTCTGGATACACATCATCTACATTGACGGCGGGATCAGGCGTTACCATAACCAATGGCACTGGTTCAATTACTATTGCGGCGGGGTTTACTCAAGCAAATGCTGTTACCACTTCTGGGGCGTCATCATTTACGTTCACAAATATTCCCTCTACGGCGAAAATTATTATTGTTAATTTTTCCAACGTAAGTTTCCCATCGGGTGCTGCACCTTATATTCAACTTGGTAGCGGGTCTATCCAAACTACAGGATACAACGCGCAAGTTTGTCAAATAAACAATGGGGCAGGGTCAGGGGGCCAAACAACATATTTTCCTATGGCAATTTCTGGCGGTTCAAACGCAATTTATGGGGCTGCTACATTTGTTAATTTAGGAAACAACATTTGGACAGGAACGTGGTCATTTTATTTTACTGCAGGATCAAATTATAATGGCGCTGGCGCTGTAATTTTGACAGGAACACTTGACCGATTAATATTAAATAATACTGCAAGTACAAATTTTACTGGCGGAACTTTAAATATTGTTTACCAGTGAGATAACCGATGAAATTTATATGGTCATTTCCGCAATTTATCGTCAATCCAACCTCTGTTGGCCTACCCAACGTGGTTACGGCCATCAACTGGGTATGCACGGGAACGGATGGGTCTGTCACATCATCGGCATCGGGAACGGCTAAGTTAAGCTCACCTAACCCTGCGGAGTTCATCCCATATGCTGACATTACTCAGGCCATGGCGTATAATTGGGTATCGCAATGTATTAGTATGCCTGCCGTTGAGTCTCAGATTGCCGCGCAAATAACCCAATTGTCGCAGCCCGTTACGCAATCGCAGGCCCCACCTTTCTGAGGCCCCCATGGACCCATTTACCCTGATCGCCGGCGCGACTGCAATTTACAACTCAATCAAGTCCGCCGTCGATGCTGGTCAGGATATGATGGCGACTGCCGAAAAAGTAAGCAATCTTTTTGGCAAGGTGGGTCAAATTGTTACAATTGCGTCCACGCCGCGTAAGAAGAAGCTGTTTCAATCACAGGCAGAGTTTGAGGCCGAAGCGGTCAAGATATACGCCGTTAAGGCCAAAGCCCTTGATATGCAACTTCAAGTCAAGAACTTGTTCGTTGGCCAATACGGCCCAGCGGCATGGGAAGGCATTCAGAGGCAGGTAATTGAGATGCGGAAAGAGGCTGCACGTCAGGCGGCTGCTGCACTCAAAGAGCAAGAAGAGAACCGTAAGGATTTGATTATGGTTAGCAGTATTGTGGGTTTTCTGGTAATAGGTATCGGCGCAATTGGTATTTTCCTCATGATAACGGTGAAGTGACATGGACATTTTAAAAACTTTTGGACCATTGATTGGTTCAGTTGCGCCCACCATCGCTACCGCCCTAGGCGGACCAGTGGCAGGATTGGCTGTAAAAGCAGTATCAAATGCCCTTTTCGGTCATGAGAATGGCACCGAAGACGACATTATGTCGGCTCTTGCCAATCCAACCGGGGACCAATTGGCACAGCTTAAAAAGATTGATGCTGACTTTAAAGTTCAAATGAAGTCTTTGGACATTGATCTAGAACGCATTTCTGAACAGGATCGCGATTCAGCCCGCAATATGCAAATTGCTACCCGCGATTGGATACCCCGCGTGTTGGCGGTAGGTGTTACGGTCGGTTTTTTTGGCATCATTGCATATATCCTTCACTTTGGCCTTCCAGCCACAGGTGGCGAGGCTCTTTTGATGCTGATCGGTACGCTTGGCACGGCTTGGACTAGCGTCATGGGCTTCTATTTTGGCTCATCCGCTGGCTCCAAACAAAAGACAGATGCCTTGACGGCCTCTTTGGGGAATAAACAGTGAAAGAGAATTTTCCCCAATGCTTCGCCCTTGTCCTTAAAAACGAAGGCGGGTACGTCGATAACCCTTCCGACCCCGGCGGTGCAACCAACCTTGGTTGTACTAAAGCAACTTGGGAGGCTTGGGTTGGCCATACCGTGACCAAGGACGATATTAAGGCTTTGACGCCTAACGACGTCATGCCCCTGTACAAAGCCAAGTATTGGGATACGATTAAGGGTGACGATCTGCCAGAGGGCGTGGACTATGCCGTCTTCGACTATGCAATTAACTCGGGTCCGTCCCGTGCCGCAAAAGCCCTTCAGTCGGTACTCAGTGTTAATGTCGACGGGCAAATCGGGGACGCCACGTTACGCGCTCTTGAAGCGTCAAACCCTCGCGAAGTTGCTACAGCAGTCTGCGAAGCCCGACTAGCCTTCTTACAATCTCTTCCAACCTATGCTACATTCGGCAAGGGCTGGTCTAGGCGCGTTTCCGAGGTGGAAACCGTTTCCTTTAATATGGTTGGGTAACCTATATGTCACTGACTTACTCGTCATATGTCCAGCAAATTGCGACTTTGGCCGTTGTTCCGGTCACTGACCCCAATTACACGATCATTATTCCTAGCATGATTGACTATGCCGAGTTGCGTATGCAGCGCGACCTAGATTTTCTGTCTACACAGATTAGCACTTCTGCCTACACATTTACGTCTGGAAGTAACCAATTAACTTTACCAACGTCTCAATTTATTGTACCTCAAACCTTTGAAGTTATTGACGGATCAGGCAATTCGTCCCCCCTTTTGGCGGTAGGTAAAGAATTTATACAAAATGTTTACGGATCAGGTTCTACGACAGGCTTACCTCAGTATTTTGCTGTTTATGG